GGTTGCTGCTGGTGATGATTTTGAATTCCATCTTGTTCGTGATCCATTGACTGGTGCTGCTTTCAATATTGATGGAAATTGGGAATGTGATCGTGTTAATGTTCGTCCTCAATCATCGACTGAGTCTGTTATGCTTTTTGATGTTTCTTCACTTGGTGCTGCGTACAATGTTTCGAAGTATGATGATGTTCGTGATTTACTTAAGCGTCCTGCTTTTGTTGCTCAATACGGTGGAACTCCTGGTGCTATTTCTGCTTTCAAGTCTATTGTTCGTGTTTGTGCTAGTTCTTCCCGCATTCATCGTTTTCTCACTCGTACTTGGTGTTATGTTTCTGGAGCCATGCGTTTTACCTTGGCATCAAACATGACGAAAACTGATCCAATTCTCTTTTATGCTCGTGCTCGTTATGAAAGTGACACACTGTGGGCTGCTGTTCCTGATACTGCTCCTCATGATGGTGATTTTTTATACAACAATGCTGTTCTTTGGCAACCCAACAATGATGCTCACGTTTCTTTCAGTTTGCCTTATAAGAGTCGTGTTGCTGCTGTTCCTACCATGGATTCTTCTTACAATCATCCCATGATTGAGATTGGACTTGGTCTTACTACTGATACTGTTAAGTATCAATTTGCTCTTTTTGAGTCGTGGGGTGATGATGTACAACTTTACATGCCTATGGCTCTTCCTTTACTTGGTGGTTCTGTCAATCGAATTCCTCCTCGTGGACAGTTGCAGAAAGAATGGATTCGTGATTTAACTCGTGAAAACATTGAATCTAATCCTGGTCCTCCTGTTGATCCTACTTTCCTTCCTTTTCCTGGTTGTCAAGACGGTTATTATATTGCTCTTGGTGCTACGAGTTTCTTTTTAATTGAAGTTGGTGTTGTTACTCTTGGTCTTGGTTTCTATTGTGTTACTCGTTGGATTCGTCGGCGTGGTTACAATTATGTTGGTATTGAGGCTGTGGATGTTATTCCACAGCGTCGTTGGATTCGTAACCTTCTTGCTGAAGGTATCGAACCAAATCCTGGTCCTCCTACCTTTTCTCGTCTTGCTGATGGTGTTCGTGCTACAGGCAATGTTTTTGAGAGTTTCTTTACGACGGTTTTTAGTAGTTTGACGACTATTTTTCAGTCGGTTCTTGACTTTGTTAAGTCTTTTAAGCGTGGTGTTGATGTTGTTGACAATGTTGCTCATTTTCTTGATGCTTGTTTCATTCTTGCTACTGAAGTTTGTCCTTTGATTACTGGAATTTATTGTTTGACTTGCGGTGGTGCTATTGCTACTATTGGACTTATTCAACTTACTACTATTCTTGCTCGTTATGTCAAGAGCAATTGCGTGAACAGCGCTCCGATAAAACCCTTACAGGAGCGTTATGTTGATGCTTTTGATGTTGTTGATACTGGACCTCAAGTTGATGTTAACTTGCTTACTCGTGCTTATCAAGTTTTTTCTACAGGAAATGTTCTTAAGGCACTTATTCTTGTGCCAACAATGATTACAGGTTTCTTTTCTACTATCATTCTTGGGACTCGTTGGACTGGCCTTGACCAGTATCATCTTTATCTTTCGCGTGCTTGTCCTGATGGACATTGGTTTCAAACTTTGCTTGCTTCTATTTATTTTCTCGCGCATGGTCCTGCTGCTAATCAAGCGTGGGAACGTGAGAAGAAGACTGAAATGCTTGATCTCATTAACTCGTACGAGCGTGATGAAGCTCGTGGTTTCTTTTCGAACGAGAAGCTTATGGTTTTTGTTGGAAAGAAAACTGGATATGATCTTCTTTGTGAATATAAGGACAAGGTTTGTTCCTTACGTTCTCACTTTGCTGATATGGTTATTCCTGGAACCATTCATACTGCTTTTGCTACTATTATGAAGCGTTTCTCTAAAGCTTCACGTTTTCTTCGTTCTCCTACTACACAACCTCCGTCTGTTGGAGTCTGGTTTTACAGCACTCCTGGTGCTGGTAAAAGTTACCTTATGTCTGATCTGTTTCCGAAGATTTTGGCTGGAATTCTTGATGAAGATGCTTCTTCCGTTTATGCTATTCCCAATGATGAACAAAAACATTGGGATCATTATGCACAACAGTGGTATGTTTACTTTGATGAGGCGTTGCAAAAGGTTGATTCAGAGGATCCTTTTACCATTATTCGTGCAATTTCT